ATAAAGTTGTTCCAGTTACAGATGTATTTTTAAAAAGAATATTTCCAGCAGTTGCTGCGCTTACGCCTTGCAACCCTCGAATTCTAGTTCTACCTGCAAACACCGTACCAGTTCCCATTTCACCAGAAGTTGCAAGAATAGCTCCAAGAACACCAGCTGAAACATTTCCTGTAGTCGCTCCATCAGTTGTGATGGATGTCACAGTTTGAAAATAGCCAGTACTTGATGCTGTAGCTGCATTTACTCCAGTGATTACTTCAGTTAACGCATCTCCATTCGCATCTGTACCTACTGTCGTGAAAGTTACTCCCGTGTCATCAGCAGCCGATAGGATGGTGATGATTTGGCCAATGTTAGCACCAGTTGTATTCACACTGTCAGCAATTAATGCTCCATTTAGAGTTAAAGTTGTTGCACTTCCAATAGTCGCGGCAGTCGAAAGACCATTAGGGTCAGTTGCATCAACTGTTCCAAATGTTCTACTTTTTACGCTTGTTACGTTTCCCATAATTTTTATTCTCCTATTCTATAACGCTCCCGAAGGAGCGTTATAATTATGAATATTAGTTAGTAGCGTTATTTAACTGTAACCAAGTTGCAGTGACAACACCATATCCCGTTGACATAGTATCATCGGATGCTGCTGTCATACACAATATTTTTTCCACTGGATATCCAGCTGTATCACCGTTTGATACGTTAAACATTCTTGGTGCAGCAGCTACTGCTTGAGTAAGTGTTGCATTTTCTACAGAAAAAAGTCCCACAGCTTTACAGTCAGTACTTGTTGTAAAATAGTCCGGGTCAAAGCTGTTCGTCATAGAACCAGCTGTATCCGAAATATTAGAGCCAAACTCAACATCTAAACCGGCAGTGTTAAACGCTGTCCAGTTTTGTAGCTTAAGTTCTATTAGACGAGACTGTTTTGGAATAACAATATTGTTAGCCAAATTCTTGCTTGCAGAAGTTGATGTTTCCGCAGCTCCACCAGCAGCAGAACCTGGAACAATATTAAATAAAGATCTTAGAGGCCACGAAATTTTATCCGTTGCCAAAATCCCCATTTTAATCGCTCCTACACATACAACGTCTGACGTAACGTCAGTAATTGTTTTGTACATTTGTGCTGAACTTACAGTTGTTGCATTTGGACCTGTAATATCTTCCGTTTGACGGAATCCATTACAGTCTGTTCCTACAACACTAAATGTAAGTGCTCTCTCATCAGACGCCGATGTAATCGTAAACTTCATTCCAGGAATACCACCACCGAAAGTCAGAGCAGAGACATTTGTTCCTGCTACTGTTTCCAACGTATAATTTGTTGTGCCGAGTGGGTTATTCGCTTCTGTTGCTATTCTATTATCATCAGTTGTTGCTTCAAAATAGGCATAGTCAATAGGAAACTGTGCTGAGTTTTGTAAAAACTGAGACGTCCTAACTTGAGTTTTACCATTGTGTTGAAATCTGCCAGTCGTTATCGGACCAGCAAAGTTTGTTTTTGCCATAATTATAATCCTCCTAGTTTATGTAGATCTAGTCTCTAGGCCGTCGACTATACGCGTCTAGATCTAATTAATAATTGTATAGTAATTTTTTATAACTCTTTTTTGCAAAGAGTGCAAGGTATCCTGTAGTAAAAAGTTGATTTTTGATAGCGCTTAAGTGGCTATCGAAACTTCAGGCTTGGCGTCTTTTATTTTAGTTTGAAGAGTTGCTTCTTCAAATTCTTGGGCAACAATTTGTTTTATAATATCTTGTATTTTTTTATTTATTTCAATCATACGGATATTATGCTTCCCTTCCTTCAGGTGCTCTTGTTCCCATTCTAACTCCAAGTACTTCTTCGTAGTGTATAGGTCTTGAGTCATTTGTAACCTCCTCATAGGTTATCCATTTACCAGTTTTACTTGTAAATCCATCTTTTTCGAACTTTACCTCATTTTTTCCTAGTTTGTCAAGGATTGAATTTTCTATATCCTTGGCTGTATCCTTACACGTGACGTTAAAGTCAGCGCTATAGCCACAATATCGGATTTGAATTCTGAAGTTTTTCATAGGTAATTTCTCACTTTATGGTCGAAATGAGGCGGTTTTGAGGCCGCCTCATTAATTATTTTTAGTTGCTATTACGCACCTGGTGATCCGAAGACACCACGCCAGTCAGATTATAAGTAGATGTATATTTCTGTTTTTTTGTATTTTTCTTTACCAGTTTCAAAATCGCCTTCCATAGCGGTTTTGATTGGTGCTCTTGTGAAGTGTTTAAGTCCATTAGGTACATCTGTTTTGATAAAAAATGCATCAGTGTCAGTTAAGTAGTGATTTACTACATAACCTTGAGGAATCATCCCCATGTTTTTGACTGCATTAATATCGTTATCAGCTGTTCCCACTCTACCTACAGATTTCATCAATCTTTCAGCAGTAAATTGCAAAGCAGAAGGAACAATCATTTTCATTCCTTTAGCCGCAATTTTCAGACCACGTTCATCAGTTAGTGCTGCAATGTCAATCATTGCTTGCTCTAAAGATGTTTCGTTAAGGTCTGCAGCAGTTGATAGTTCATTTTGTTCTGTACCAGACACAATTACGTGTGCAGTTGAACAAAGTTCTAAACCATCTCCGCCAGTGTATGAACTGTTAAACGCTCTATTGAGAACGTTAGCTGCTTTAACTTGTTTCGCGTTAGCCATAGATCTAGCTAAAGCCTTTGTATATCTAGACGCAAGTCTGTCATACAAATTGTCTTCGATCGCTTCTTCAGTGATTGAAAAAGCTAAAGCAATTGTGTCGTGTGTGTAACGTGCAGTGTAAGTTTCTTGCGCTTCATCGTATGATACGCCTGATCCTTCCACTTTAACGTTTGCGTTTGCAAAACCACTTAACATTACTTCTTCTTCAAAAGCTCTGTCAGATGATTCTGTTGTATAAATTTCAGCGTGCTGATTTTCATACCGTTTGTACTCCAGGCCGAATAGTGCATTCAAACCTGGTTCTAGTTCTTTCACTAGCTGTGCTCGTGATATTGCCATGTTATTATGCTCCTATGTTCCAGTTCCGACAAATTCGGACAAGTTCTGAACAACTTCTAGAGAACAATAAGCTGCTGTAAGGTCGTTGTTTTCAACTTCCTCAGCACTTCTTAATAATCTCCAAGAGTGTGTTGTTGCATTCGTTGCGCCGATGTCAAGAGTTGTTGTTGATTTACCTGTTGTCGTATCTCCGCCTGTATTGGCAGTTACGGAATATGTTTCCATAAATAGCACGTGCGCTGCAGGAACATTAGCTCCTACTGCTGCATCTGAAGCTATAGTATACTTCTGGAAAGGATAATCATTAACAAACGCTTGTGTGTCTTCACTGTTTGCTGGAGTAATTGTTGCATCGTACCAATGTGCCCAAGTGGGTTTATTAGTAGAAGCTGCTGTATAGTAGATTCCGAATAATACACCTACTGTTGTAACAGTAGTTGCACTTTCACCAGTGATCATATATCCGCCAGACGATTTCATCGCCTGTCCGTTAAAAAGATCAGAAGTTGAGTATCCAGCATCTATCCAGTACTGAGAAAGACCTTGAGTCGCAGGTGTATTACCTAACGTGCCACTTGGTCTAAGCCCAAAACCGGCTGAGTTTCTATTAGCCATGTTTTTACTCCTTAGTGTTTACATAAATGTAAACGGGTTGATTTAAATCGATAGTTTAAGAAATATTATTTCTTTGTACCACCGAAGGTTACGCGAGACTGCCTATTTACGTCAATAGGCATACTCTTATGCTCTTCCCTCATTAAATCGTTTTCAACCGCTTCGTTCTGACCTTCTGCTTGTTTAGCAAAATATTCAGTACGAGACTTCGCAATTTCTTCGGGCACCCTTGCGAGTACAAGGCCACCTACCCCGATAATCCCCTTGTATTTTCCTTCAGTGACTACAGGATAATCAGTATCTTTATATGCATCGGCTCTCACCAATTCATAACCAGATCTTAATCTTCCAGAGATATTTTTAGAATCTTGAAATCCTAAACTCTCTGCCCGTATCCATCTGTGCCTGAATCCATCAGGTGCAGGGGGTGCATCTAGAGAAGATGGAGGAGTCCACACTTTTGGCCTTTCAGTTTCTTGCCGTGTTTGACTCGCACGTGAAGTTTTTGTATCTTCTTTTTTCATATTATGCTCCTTCCGTGAGTTTTATTTGTTTCGCATATTCTTCGAGTGGCACACCTAATTTTTTAGCTATTGCTACCTGTGAAGATGTGAGTCTCACAGTTGTGCGTCCAGGTCTTACACTTCTCTGAGCTGAAGCAACCAACTGATTGGTCTTGGACGTTTGCTCTACATCACCACCTTTAGCAAATTTATGGGGAAAGTCAACTTTTATTCTTTTATTAACTTCAGAATAATAGTTATCCGATTTAGGGTCAAATCCTTCATTTACAAGATCCTTGTGAATTTCAAAGGCAGTAAAGGTCATGGCTCGATCTTTGCCAAACCATGTGTTTTTACTAGCCCAAGCTTCTGCTTGAGGATCAGGTTCCGGTAAACTTTGCGGAGTTTGCTGTGGTAATCTTCCACCGTCTGATAGTTGTACAGGTTCCTGTTCAACTGGTTTATTTTCTTTAGCTTGCTCTAATTTAGCATTATCAAATGCTAATGTTGCAATTTTTTTATTAGCTTCAACTTGTGCTGCTGCATCTCCAGATTCAATAGCGCCTGCTAATTCTTTTTGAGCAGACTCCATTCCTGTTTTTACATTTTTCTCAAATCTAGACCAATAATCAGTATCCATTTTTTTAAATGTATTCTGATCTTCTTTTCTTTGTACTTCTAAAGCTTGAGCATATTCAACAGCAGCGCCTTCTCTACGTTCTGCTTCTCTCATTTTTCTTGTGAGTTTAGCAATACGTGATTGAACACCTTTACTGTATTCCTCTAACTTAGAATCATCTTCTTTAACTGGTTCTTCTTTTACTTCTTCTACTTCTTCTACAACTTCTTTTACTGTTTCCTGTTCCTTGGTTTCTACTACTTCTTCTTCTTTTACTTCCTCTGGTAAAGTTACATCGACTTCAGGTCCTGAAGTATCTAACTCTACTTTTGGTTTTTCTTGTTTTATTTTATTTTCCTCTGGCATAGTTTCCTTCCTATGGTTAATATTTGTGCAGGATATCTGTTGGATCCTGTACAGTTGCTAATATTTCATCTTCATTTAAAAGACGAACTTCCCCACCTTCAATTTCTATTCGTGATCCTGCATAACGAGCAAAGACCACCCAATCACCAACCTTGCACCACGGACCGTTTGGATATCTCTCTTTATCCTTATAACAAGAGTCTCCCATTGCAATTACGTTTCCGCATTGCGATGCAACTTGTTGTCGGTCTATAGTTTCATCTCCTAGTAAGATTCCGCCTTTAGTTTTTTCATCCATTCTAAATGGTAAAACTAGCATTCTCCAACCAGTAGGTTTGGGTAATTTTGTTTTTTCTTTTGTAACTTCTTTTTGTTCTTCTGATCTTTTTAAACCGACTAAATCTTTATTTGGTAGGTGAATTTTTGCTGTTGATGTCGACGACTGTTCCTTCATTTTGCTCCTTGTCATTAAGCAGGTTAGAGATTTCCTGTTTAGTTGCCTCTAGGGCATTTATTTGTCCTATTATATACTTGTATGTTTCCATACTGTCAACCCCTCCGGACGTTACCGAGATTGCTAATTGTTGTATTCTTTTATCTAAACCTCTTTGTAATTTATAAATTACGTTTTCTAAACTCATATTAAATCTTTATAATATTCCTCATAGCTTTTATTAGATGCATATTCATCACCTAATTTGCTTTTAATATGTGATCCAATATATTTTTCTTTTTTAGGAAATACAAAATTTACCTTTGTTTCTCCTGTTTCTTTTTTCTTATTTATTTTATTTTTTGACGCTTTTACCACGCTTCATACCAAATCTTCGTCCTGGAGTAGCTACACCCATTGGACTAGCAGCTGGAGCAGCTACACCCATTGGACTAGCAGCTACTTTTGGTTGAACAGGTAATCCACCGCCGAATTGCTTG